CAGGTACGCCGGGATTCCACGCGATCCATCCATTGACATGCTCGCGCAGATGCGGCACAAACTCGCGCCATTTCGCGAGCGTCCCCATCATCACCGTGGCGCCAATTACCCGCATGCGATCTCCAAGAGACGTGCGGCCAGCTTTCGCACGTCCCAATTCTCTTCGGCAATGAGCCTGTTCGGGCGCCCCATAAAGGGCGAATACCCACTCAACTCCTCGGCCAAGCCATCAACGGTCAACGGCCTTGGGTCGAGCGTCCCCCTGAAGGCGTGGCGCTCGTGATCCCGCCAGTTGGTCGGCGTGACCCATCCATCACAGCCGAACGGACCCAAAACGTAGGCCGCACGCCCGCACGCCATCGCCTCCTTGATGCACGTCTCGGTCCCGATCACGATATCCACGTCCTGATACACCTCGGGAAGATTTCGGATCGGAGCCCCGCACCGCTTGTCAACGTACTCGAAGCCGGCGCGCTCGCATGAGCGCTTGATGATCTCGACATCTCGGGGGCGCGATGCGATCTGCGTCACGCGAGGATTCGTCGCACGCAAGGCCGGGCCAGGCGTGTGCCTGTCCAAGTCCACGGACGCGAAACAGACCTCACTCTCGATGCCGTAGAAACTCAACCACGTTGCCACTTCGTCGGAGAAGGCCACGTAGGGCGCGGCGCCCATGACCGGGCTCTCCGCACCAACCCACCCAAGCGCGAGATAGACCTTCTTCTCGGGGAATGTCACGCCGGGAAATATGCGCGGGTGCATGAGAATGGCCGCGTCCGGCTTCGGCATTACCTGCGCTTCCAACTCCGCGATACGAGCTTTGCCCGCGTCCGTCCGCTTCTTTCTGTATTCCGCGCGCGCCAGGTCCAGGGCCTTCTCGACCTGCATCGGCTCGAATGGCAACACGACCTCTACGTCCTGATTCCAGAGCGCGAACGCCCCGCGCGTGGGCGTCAGAATGAATGCGCTGTGCCCCATTGCGTTGAGCGCGCGCACAAGACGGACGGCAAGCGTCTCCGTGCCACCCGTGCGGTTCATGTCCCAATTTGTGACCATGATCCTCACGGCAAGGCCACCGCCTGTCTCTCGTGGGGCTCGATCCAGTTACGCCAACCCCGTTTCTCGGCTGTCTCCAGCAACTTTGCCCGCACTTTGCGGGGAATCCACTGGACGGCTCCAGCGCTCATGGTGAGTATCCGAAGAACCTCTTTCCAGCCACGCCAGAGGTACATTCTCTCGGGCTTGTGCGGGTCGCTCGTCTCGAAATCGTCCCTCGGCATTTCGCTCCGCTCGCAAGCGCCGATATAGTGTCCATCGAAACAGATACCCGCTTCGCGATAGTGATTCCGGATGGAGCTCCCTATTTCGAAGCGGTTACCCGCAACGTCCCGCAGCAATTCCTTGAGTTGGAATGCGAACATTGACCGCGCCATGAATCCTCCTTCGGCGGTGGGGGGCCTTTCGGCCCCCCCCACCTATGGGTTCACCTCGTGACTAGGTGAGTGCCGCATCGCGCGGCCTCAAGCACCTTGGCTGCCGTGGTGAACAGGTAGCCCAGCGTCGCCCGTCTTTCGAGCGGGTTGCTCGGACCACCTTCCTTGTAGCCCTTGTAGATCAGGCGGATGTTCTTCGTGGGCGGCTTGTAGCCTGCCTTGCGAATAAGATCCCCTGTCCGGGCCTCGGGCGGCGTCCAGTTCCCCGCGAGGGAAACGTAGGCCAGTCCACCGTAGCCTCCGTAGAGGTTGCGGTAGACGGTCGTGGACGACGCGCCGTCCGCCGCGGTCGCGATCTCCGTTGACTCCAACACGTCGAAGCCGGCGATGCGACCGATGAACGCACCGCGAAGGTGCGCGGGCTGATCTCTCAGCGCCTTCTCCACGTCGAGCCACCCACCCGTCCCGGTGTCGCCTCGGGCGTCCTTGATCGTGTAGGGGTGCGAGCCGTAGAGGTAGGCCCCGGTCTTCGGGAAGACCGGCACCTTTTCGACCTTGAGCTTGGTGGCGATGCTCTCAAGCACCGCGCGCGTGAGCTTGTGTGTCGTCGCGGAGAGCGTCGATGCGGCGGACAGGGCGGCCGTCTCCCCGTCGAAGTACAGCGCGGTCCCGTTGTCCGTCATTTCGGTCCTGAGGAGTCCGTCGAGCGTCTTCATTGCGCCGAAGCGCAATGCGGCACCGAACTCCCCAAAGGGATCGGCAACCGCCACGACGGGCAGCTTGTGGGACACGTTGACGTAATCAGCGTAGTCCGCACACCGCGCTGTTACCGCAGCGGCGCTGATGTTCGAGGCATTCGGATCGGCGGCCGTCTCGGCGAGCGGAGTCGTCTGCGCGTCCAGCTCCGGCAGGCGCCACATGTTGATGATGTCGCCTTCGCGAACCGGTATGCGCTTCACACCTGCCCGCCCCGACCTCTTTGCGAACTCAGCGCAAATGAGGTTCGGGCGCAGCGTATCCAGGGCTTCCTTCTCCCAGTGCTGCGCGGTCGCCGCATCCATTGAGCCTGCTTCGCCCGCCGGATACGAATAGACAGTTGGCGTTGCAGCCGTGGCCATTTCGTGTTCCTCGTTTCTGTCTTAGGAACGCGAAACAACGTACACCGACGCTAAACGTCGTAGGCAGTCCGGGGCGGCAGTCCCATGCGATTACGGTACTGCTCGCTCGTCTCCTCGACGCCCGGCGCTGGTACGTCCGGTGCGCGGGTCGAAGCCCCTGTCGGTCCACCACTCGCGACCCGGTCGCGCTTCTCCAACTCGGCAATCCGCGCTTTCAGAGCGGCTACCTCGTTGGTTCGCAACGACCTCGTATGGTGGTCATAGGCCATTTCCGCGACCTCGGCGAGCTGCGCCGGGTCCGAAACACCCGCACGACTCACGTCCCGCAGGATCGCCTCTCGAACGCCAGGGGCATCGTAATGATCCCGACCCCTCAGGCTGACGTCCGTCGCCAATGCAACCGCACCGGCTGCCGACGCCTGAAGCTTCCGCCCCACAGAGCTTGCTGCGAGAGCGGCATCGAACTGCCTCTGCGCGTCGGGGTCCAAGACGGGCTCGGAAGCCGCAGCTGGCTGCGCGAGAGCGCTTCGTGAGGCCTCAAGCTCCTGCCTCAGAAACTCCTCCCGTGCCGCCGCACGCCGCCGCTCCTCCGCCAACTCCTGCTGTAGCCGTGTGACCTCAGGGTTGAGCTGATGGCCTTCCGGTTCCGGCGATCCACCCTCGCCCTGTCCCTCGCCCTGTCCGCCTTCGCCCTGTCCGGCGTCTGCCGGGGGCGCGTCGGGGGCCTCGGGGGACGACGGTGCGCCTGTGTCGGGCCCGAGGTCGTCCGGGGAAGGCTCAGTGGCAAGCCCGCCCGTGAACTCGGGACTGTCCGACATCCCCGTACTTTCCATTTGTAGCTCTCCTTCCTTCTGCACCGCCCGCGCGGAAGCGCACGCTTCCCACTAACGCGGGGCTTCGCTTATCACACCGCCAGCCTCCAGGCTGGCTAATGCGCCTTCGTAATGCTCCTTGAGCGCAAGCCCGAACGCCCGTCCGCCCTGGGCACGGTGAATCTCAATCGGGTTTTCCGCTTCGTCCAACTTCGCGCTCAAAGCCGCCAGCATCGCGTCAATCTGCGTCTTCAACTCGAAGTAGGCGGAACTTCGCGCGACTTCCGCGCGATGCCGCCTGTCTTCGTCTTGCAGCTTGGCCGCCTCCTGCCGCTGCTCTTCCACTTCGAGCGCCGCCAGTTCGCGTTCATCAATGCCCGCTACGCGCTCAGGGTTCATACCCTAGTCTCCGCTCTGAAGCCCGCCTGTCCCTCGGCCAGCGCCCGGGCCAACTCCTGCTGTAGCCCGATGCCCGTCGTCGTCTCCTCGACCTGCTTACCTATCCGCGCCGGCTCTCCTTGCCCCGCCGGCTGCGCGGTCTGCATGGCGCTATCGACCTGACCCTGAATCACTCCGGCGGTATTCGGGTCCAGACTCGGGGGCAGCATATGTGACGTGATCTTCTCGGGATCGCGAACCTGTACGAGATCAAGTATCCGCTTCAGGAACTCGCCTTGCCCAATCGGGTCCAAGTGCTGCGCGACGAGTTGGAAGACCGTCTGCAAGACCTGAGCCTTGCCGAAGGCGTTGCCGATGTGCGATTCCGGCCTCGGCGTGAGGTTCAGAAGCCCCGCCTGATGCGCGCGCCTGAGCATCATCCATTCGTCGCGCGTCACGACGGCGGGCTCGTCGCGCATCATGGCGATGTCCACAAAATCCTGAAGGAACGGGCGGAGCGGATAGTCGTCCATGTCGTTCACGCTGGCGCCGAATCGGGTATTGGCGCTTTGATTCATAATGCTTGCGACGGTGGCCTTCATCTGTTCGCCGCGCTCGCCGCGCTGCTGCGCGCCAATGCCAGTCAGCCGCGAGGCCTCATTCTCGAGCTTCATTTCCTCGTTGAGAAGCGCCCCCCCAAGCTGCGGCGGCTGAAGCACGGTCACGTCATCGGGGTCGTTGACCGGAATCTGCATTCCCGGCCGCGCGATCATGTTGTAGGTGTCGAGGCCCGAGCTGCGCCGAATCTTCAGCATGAGGTTCGCGCAAAGGCTGTTGTTGTCGATGCGCTGGCGCTTCGACGTGCACATTTCGTCATAGATATCCCGCATCAACTCGGGCAGCGAGAAGCCCTGAATCTCGAAGACCTCAGGGTAAAGGCTTGAATCGTAATAGTAGATGTAGCCAAGCCCGTTCGGGCGCTCGCCCAGGACTCGCATCGACTCGTCATGAACCGTCACAATCCGATCCGGATAGACATGATCGCGAATCCTGAGAGTTCGCCCGTCACCCTCGCGGCTACCCCGCTCAAGGCCCTCTATGCGCTCGCGCGCGGCCTCGTCGCGTGGAGCCTCAGCAACGTCCGCGCCGCCCTGCGCCACTATCTCAATCTCACCCGCGTCCCAACCGCTATCGCGGTTCTCGGCCAGCATGCGAAGATCGCCAATCGTAACAGTCATTTCCTCCATGACCCACTTCGCATCAAGCCTGAGCGCCGTGGCCTCGGGGTCCCAGAGCATGTTCGCCGGGTCCGTGAGGGCGATGAGCGCACGCATGCTCGTGGGGTCGAGCGACATGCGCGTGATGCCAAGCCCCTTTATTGCCATGAGGCGAAGCCAGCGACGAATATGCCGATAGAAATGAAGCTGTCGAAGCTGGCCGTTGAACTCAGCCGTCACCCACGCCTCCATGTCGCCGCGATTGATCTGCCAGCCCATCGGAAGCTCGCGCGACTCGCCGGCGAACCACGGCCACGTTGACAAGAGCGCCGAGATTACGTGGTCTGTCAGCGCCATGATCTGCGTGTGAGTGAGTTGCGTGTTGACTTTTGCGCCCCACGGCTTCGGAGAAATGTCGCGGGCAAGCACCTGACGGTAGTCAATGCGGTACTTCCGCCGCCGCGCGTCAAGAGACGACTGCGCCGCATCGCGACAGCGGCGATAGTCGTTCCATGCACCTCCGTGCTTCGTTACCGGAGCTGCTGTCTCACCCATGCTAGTACCCCGTCCTCGGGTTCCCCGGCGGTGGCGCATACGGAACAACCTTGCGCTTCTGGATCGCCCGCTTACCGCACTTCAGACACTTCACCAGGACCGTCCTCCGCCTTCGCTTGTTCCGATCATACGGATCATCCGGCCCCGACAGTTCCATCCAGACATGCCGGCATACCGGCTTCCCCGGCTCCGCCCGGTCCTGATCCGGCTCACTCCCTACCGGAGGCGCCGTTACCAATTCGGGCATCTTAAGCGGTGACATGGCGCCGCCCCTTCGCCTCGACTGCCCCAAGGTGGAACTTGAACGTCATTGCATACCCGAGAGCGTCAAACACGTGCTGGAAAATGCCGAAATCGACCGTCTCATGATCGTCATGCTTGAACGTGCAGCCACCCGCCAGGCCCCGGATGATCGTGTCGCACGACGGATCGACAAGCATCCCCGGTCGCCGCACCAGACCGTCCGGAATCGACGCCAGTTGCCGACGAATCAGCTTCACGCGATCAATAGGCTTCGACCGCTTGTAGCTCGGGTAGATGCGATTCTCGTTCAGCACCTCAATGGACGTGGGGCCAACATCCTTCTGCTGCGAGCCCGCGAGATCGCAGAAGTCCTCGAACGGACCGCGCGGCACGGAATAGGGCGTACAGCCCGGCATCAGCTCGCGCGAGACGCGAAGCACCCGCTGGACGAATTGGTGAAGCTGAATACCCTCGCCCATCAACTCCCGCAAGATGAGCTGCTGTCCCGTCAGCGGGTGAATCTGAAACCAGACGCATGCGGGGTGGTGAAAGCCGAAGTCCCATCCGCGGATCACCGGCCATGCAAGGTTTGGCCCGAGTCGTTGAACGTGAATCGACCTCTTGAACTCGGGGAATGCGACTGTCCCCTCGCCCGTCACGTCCCAGTTGACTTCCATTTCACGGTCCCACTTGGCTTGATCGACCGTGCCGTCCTTCCGCATGTAGCCCCACAGCTTTTGCTTCGCCTTGGCCCAAGCGTCCCAACCGCCCATTTCCTCGGCTTCAGCCTGATAGCCCGGGTGTTCCTTGTAGTGAACCGTGACGGCCCGCTCGGGCATGATCTTGGTGCAAAGGCTGTAGAAGTATTCGTGCCACCGCGGTGTGCCGACCGCAATCGCCTTGGCGTTCCCGCGAAGGATCGGCGCCGTCGAAAGCCATGCGGCCTCGAAATGCTTTTGGAGTGTCGCCTCGTCGAAGATCACGAGCGTTGGCGAGTAGCTTGCTACCTGATCCGGCCCGTGCGCGACAGACCAGATATAGCTCCTGTCGCCGTTCGGCCACTCGAAGCATATCTCGGACTTCTTCACGTCCACGCGGCACGGCAAAAGCCACTTCGGGAAATGCCGGATCATGTAGCCCATGCGGAGAATGAGCTTCTTCGCCTTCGTCTCAGTCTCCGACTGCACAAGCACCTGACCGGACGGCGCGAACGCCGCCACGATCACCGCGTAGGCGCAAATCAACCAGGTTAGAAGTAACTGTCTCGACTTAGGCACGAGTGTCACTACCTCCTTGACCATCGAAGTCAGCGCCCGAAACAGATATCCGTAATTCGGGAACTTCCGCTTGCGCTCTCCCGGGAGCGCCTGCGGGTCTTCTGTCCAAACGAACTCGGTCATTGCGAACCACGGGTCGCTCCTGCATCGCTCGCGGATTTGCTCAATCTGCTGTTGCCGCGAGTACGCCACTCCCGACCTCCAACGCGGCCTTCACGCGCCGCGACACTTCCTCGGCCGTCTCCATGTCGATCACCGGCAGACAAACAATGCGCCGCGCGACATGCTCTGTCGTCTGAAGCGACATCAACCGCGGCTCATGCTTGAATGCCTCCTGCAAGTGACACGGCGGATCGAAGTATGTCTGCACCTCGATGCCTTCCAGCCTGTCAAGGAATGCCTCGCGATCCTTGACCATGATTGGGAAGTGCAGCGCCGTGTGGTCCTCGGGAAATGTCGTCAGCGTCACGTCTTTCAAATCCCCCAGCAAGGCCCGATACGCGAGGAACACGCGCTTGCGAGACTCCACCGCTCGGCTGAAGTCCTGCGAGAGCGCGATAGCCGCATGGACCTCGGAGAGTTGCGCGTTAAGGCCCGGCATCGTTGCGCTGCGATTGCCGTCCTCGTACCCCTGCCGGCGCATGATGCGAAGTCGTCTCGCGACATATCCCTCGTTTGTGACGATCACGCCGCCCTGGCATCCCGTGACCTGCTTCGTGGGGCCAAGCGAATAGACCGTCATCAGCACATGCTTGTTATGGGGCACACCAAACGCCGAACACGCATCCACGATCATGTACGGCGGGGTCTTCGGCACTTCCACCGGATGCCCGAACGCGGCCACGGACATGATCGCATCGCAGACCGTCCCCTCCGTCGCCTCGGCAAACGAGCGAGGGCTCATGCAAAGCGAGCGAGAACTGATATCGACAAAGAAAGGCGTCGCCCCGGCCCACTTGATCGCATGCACGCTCGCCATGTAGGTGAAGCTCGGGACAGCAACGCGCTTCGCGTCCACCGCCTTGACCGCAAGCATCAGCCCGGCGGTCCCGCTTGAGACTGCCACCGCGTACTTCGCGCCGACGAACGCGGCCACGCGAGCCTCAAGCTCCTTCGTCTTCGGACCCAACGCCAGCCGCCCCGACGCGAGAACCTTGTGTATCTCGCACATCAGGTTTTGGGTCGGCTTCGCGTTGGGCCTGCAGAACGGTATCACGCCAATTCCCTCTCCAACACCTCCACGAAGTCTTCGGAGTCCGACACCGTAAACGTACCCACGCATTCGCTGTCGCCACGGGCCTTGACGGCTATCTCCACGGCGTCGCGCACCAAGTCGTGATACTGCGCGCAATCTGATACGCCCGGACCCAACCGTATGCTCGACTGCAACACAGTCTCGTCCGAAAGTCGTACCGCCGCTGCGACGATCACTGGAAGAAGACCGCCTTCCCGCTCGGAATGACCTGATCCTCCAGAATCTCAAGGCCCCGATTCACCGCCGCGTTGATCCCCACCAGCGCCCGGGCACCAATCATGCAATGCCCGCCGCACTTCGCCCCTGGCGCCATGTGCGCGAATAGGCCTACCTCCGAGTGATGGCAGACCACGGCGCCCGTGTTCACGATTGCCCCCCTGCCAACCGTGCAGCCTGTCTCGACAACCGCGTGAGGCATCACGAGCGCCCCAGCACCAATCTTCGCGGACGTGCTCACAAGCGCGGTCGGGTAAACGAGCGACGGTATCGTGAAACCCGCCTTCTCGACACGCGCGAACACCGCCTCGCGAAGCTCATTCGTGCCGATAGCAACGAAGCATTCCTCGTGATCCTCCGCAAGCCCCCTGAGCGCTCCCGCGTTTCCCACAACCTCAAAAGCTCCGACCTCGGAACCCTGCTTCTTGTGGTCATCGACGAAACCGACCACCGGCATGTAATCACCGAACAGTTCGGCGACCATTTCGCCCCACGCGCCCGCGCCGTATATAAGCATCCCTTGCTTCACCGAGCCTCCAGCCATTCGGGCCGAGCCAGCGTCCACTCGACCGTCTTCCTGAGCGATTCCTCGAGAGAGAGCGTCGGTTTCCATCCCCGACATGCGAGGAAACTGCCGTCGAGCGCGTACCTGAGATCATGCCCCGGCCGGCTCGAATGGAAGTCCACCATCTCGTAACTAAGCGAAGGGCACTCCGCAGGCATCAAAGAAGAGATCATCAACGCAATATCGAGGTTGGACTTCTCCTCGCCCACGATGTTGTACTTCTCCCCCGGCACGCCGACCGGAAGCAGGAACGTCAGGGCGTTGGCAATCTCGCGCGCGTGAATCCAGCACCGACTCCCCGACACGGTGCGCGTCTTGTCCGCGTGGATCGTCACCATCTCCCCGTCGCGGACCTTGCGGATCACCTTCGGAATGAACTTCTCAGGGTGCTGTCGCTCCCCGTAGGCGTTCATGGTGTGCGTGATGAAAACCGGGACTCCGTAGGTATTCTGGAAGGCCAGGGCCAACTCCTCCCCCCCAGCCTTCGTCGCCGCGTAGGGATTGCCGCTGTTGTACCTGTCCCACTCCTTGTATGCCCGGCCCTCAGGCGCGGGACCAAACACCTCGTCGGTCGAGAAGTAAACCATCCTGTCAGGCTCGACCTCGCGCGCGTACTCAAGAATGCCGAGCGTTCCAAGAACGTTCGCCTTCACGAAAGACCGCGCGTCCTCGATGCTCCGGTCAACATGCGTCTCGGCGGCCATGTGAACGATGTAGTCAAACTCGCCCATTTCGTCCTTGAGACACGGGGCCAAGGGTTCAGCCAGGTCCGCCGCAAACACCTTCACCCGGCCCCCGTCGAATGCCTCAATGTCACGCAACCTGCGAAGCCCCGTCGAAGCGTAGGTCAGCTTGTCGAGAACGACAATCTCCCAATCCGTCTCGCGTAGAAGATGCTCGACGAAATGGTGGCCGATGAACCCGCAGCCACCCGTGACAAGGATGCGCTTCACTCGGGCACCTCCTCGACTACCTCGCGATCATGTAGCGCACGCCGCCAATCGTACGCACGCCGTCGCGAAGAGGACAGTTGTGGGGCGGCTTCTCGCCGCGCGGCGCGTTGCACCAACGAGGCTCCGGCGGACCATCAACCTCGACCATCTCGCCCTTCTCGACCACCTCGATCTTCGAGAGAACCGTCGGCTCCAGACCACAGGTCCAGCCGCAGAGGACGCCACAGGACTTATACTCCTGACGCCACTTGCAGGCCGCCTTCGGCTCGTCCTTGACCTTCACAATCTCGGTGTCGGCAATCTTCGAAGGCTTCTTCTCCGCATCACTCGACACCACCACGCTCGGCTTCGCATCCTTCGCCACAAGTCACCTCCATGTAAGGGCCAAAAGCGTCCGGAAGACCCTCCCGCTAAGGACCGCACAGGCGCCCCTCCGACGCCCTGCTCAAACCCCCACCCTGAAACCGTCAAGTACCCTCATCAGGCACTTCCTTCGATCTCGTACCATTTCCTCGGCACCGGAATGCCCCAAAACGCCCGCCAGAGCGCCTTGATGCGACAATGCAGCCAACCCTTCAGGCGCTCTAGACGAGATGCGTACAGGTCAACCACAATGTCGCGGCCGGAGTACGGAGGTATATCGCCATGAACGATCCGAACCGCAACACCCCAATCCATCTCGCCGTAAACGCGCAGAAGCCTCACTATGCACTCCTAGTATCGGGCGATTTTTCGCCATCGGTATTTTGAGAGGGGTCCGTACATATATACAGAAAGTCGGACTCCCCCCCCGCCGGGGTCGCATCGGCATCGGCATCGGGTGCGACTGCCGCCTGGGCCTGCCGCGCGCCAGAGACATCTTGCCTTGTAGGGCATGATGCCCCCAACCGACGAGCTCTTTTGGCAATACTCGCAAGCTCTTCCTCGCTTGTTTCCCTGTCCTTTTCAGGCTCTTTGCGCATACCCTTGTCAAACCGCTGTGCTATGAGCTTCTGTGAGGTTTTGCATCCAGCCTCGGCTTGCTCCAAGATTTTCTGCCAGACGCGCGGGACGGCGCGTCGGCACATATACATGAGAACATTGGCTTCCCAAATGTGGTACAATGGGTGTTTGTGATGCCACGTATAGACGGTATTGGGATTCAAGTTGATGCTCTTGGCAACTTCCGCAGTCGTTGCACCCGGCAGAGCTATGATGCGTGCTCTTGCCAATGCTCGCATAGCATTAGTTGGTGTGAAACCGTCAGGTGCTAGGGCATTTAGCTGAGCATCTGTGACAGTTGCAGGATTGCGAACTTCGGATGGGAACGTCTCTGCCAATGCAGTCTTCTTGCCAACCATTAGCAGTATGATCCACGGATGTTGATAGTCAAGGTTGATCCTTGGTCATATACTGTAATGATCGTGATTTTCTAATGTAGATGTTGACAGCCGAGACGGTCGAGTAGGTCTTGCCAGTTATCTCTCAAGGGGGGGCTGTGTCAACAGCCCCCCTTGAGATACTGGCATTGACCTATCTAACTCGGACACTTTGCAACTACCTATATATGCTGCAGAGTGCAGAGTTTAATATTCGGCATCTCTCGGCCGATTCAAGGCGTTTTAGTTTACAACTTTACAGAATGTGCCGAGGTCAATAGCATTGCTAGTATGCGTGGTATGCCCGCGAGGTCAATGTTACCGAATGACCACGAAAAAAACTTTCGCTTGCAAGTTATGGCGTGGGTTCGACTTGCGTGATCGCGCCAAGAAAAATCAAAAAACGGTCATTTTATACCGCTATAGGTCGATATGCGATTTACGGCATTGCTGGCATGGATACGACGGTGATTGAATCGTGACCAGGCGACTCAGGTTGACCCTATAGGTAGAGAGTCTTTTTCACGCGGGCATGGGGTCCGCTCGGAGCCCTACGGGGTGGAAGGTGGAGACGATGAACGAGAAGTATCAGGGGTGGACTAATTACGAGACGTGGGGCGTCAACCTTGTCATGGCAAATGATGAAGCCCAGCACACGTATTGGGGAGCGCGCGCGAGGGCACTCAAAGAGCAGGCTGCGGAAGAGCAGGCTGCGGAGCGCGATGAATGGACTGAGGATGAACACGTGATTTTCAATGAATACGTGATCTTTGAGCTGGCCGGCGAGATAAAAGAGCACGTCGAATCCATCACGCAGAACGCGAACGGACATGACCAGTATTCCCAGATGATGATCTCACAGCTGCTCGGGGCCGCTCTGGCCCGTGTGGACTGGCATGAGATAGCGAAGGTGTATGCTGCGTCCTGAGGCTTTCCTTGGAGTGGAAAGGAACGATCATGCCTAGCCTTTTCGAAGCATATCGGCCACGGACGTTCGATGAAGTCGTCGGCCAGGAGAAGGTGCTTCGGCAGATTCGTACACTCGGCCGTCGTGGCCTTGGCGGTCGGGGCTTCTGGATTAACGGGCAGAGCGGAACCGGCAAGACCACTATCGCCCGGCTTCTCGCTCGCGAGATCGCCGACGATATGAACGTAGAAGAGCTCGACGCGTCCGAGGTCACAGCGGATTGGATACGCGAGACCCGAAAGTCTATCTCTTGCACGGGTCTCGGCCAGAAGCCTGGTCGGGCAATTATCGTCAATGAAGCACACGGACTCAGGCAGGATATCATGCGCCGCCTGCTGACGCTCCTTGAACCTATCCCGGAACATGTCGCGTGGATATTCACGACGACGAACGACGGGCAGGAGTCGCTGTTCGATGACGCGATTGACGCCGGACCGCTGCTGTCCAGGTGCATTGAGTTAAGTCTTGCGCGTCGCGGGCTTTGCGAAGCGTTCGCGGCGCGTGCCCAGGAAATCGCGCGCGCGGAAGGCCTGGACGGAAAACCCATTGCAGCGTATCAGCGGCTGGCCAAAGAGTGCCGAAACAACATGCGAATGATGTTGCAGAACATAGAAGCGGGCGTGATGACCGATGAAGGGTAAACCTGGACGTAGCCCCAAGAGGGGCGGGAAGGCGGTAGCGATGGATAGGCATTATGAGGCGGACGGGGTGCGGATTTACGAGGTGGATGGGGATGGCTGTGAGATTACCGGTAGCGCCGACGAGTTGATTTGCGCCTGTGGTTATCTGAAATCGGACTCCGCCGCGGGGGCGTATCATCCCGTAACGGCAGAGTGCGTACCCGTGGACGAGGATCGAGCAGCATGCTAGCGGGTAGCTGAGAAACTGGCCGCCGCGTGGAATGCGGATCCTGGCAATCCGTAGCCCTCGTGGCCAACACGTGATGACGCGGGGGCGTCCATCGAGATGGGCGCTCTCCGTTATGTGGAAAGGAATAGTATGCCTAGCGAAATCAAGGTCGTGGTGTCGCGCACCACGCGGGACAGGTTGAACATGCTGCGTTATGCGGTCCAGCGTGTCGAAGAGGGTGGGATGGTATCGACTAACACCCTGATCTCACGCATGCTGGATTTGCTGGAAGAGGACCCCGGCAAGCTCGTCAGTCGGGATTCCGCGACAGGCTGAACTCAAGCGTATTGCGCCGCGCACGGACGTGGAAGGCTCCGCAGTCCTTCCAGCCATCTTCGGTGCGTAAAGCGTTGAGCCCGTGCCTTTCTCGGATGCATGCGAGACGGGCACGGGCTTTTCGTTCGGACACCTTGGGCGGGCCTTCCTGCAAGAGGTAGATCATTCCACCGATGTGGGTCGTGCCTTCCTGGGTCGCCAGCAGCGCAGCAAATTCGTCGTCCGCGATCTCGTCGGGCACCTGAGTTTTGACCTTGCTCCGCTTCGCGCCTTTCAGCTTGGCGGGGTCAAGCTCGGGGGCAAGCTCCCACAAGGGGAAGGCTTGCCGCATTACGAATGACTCGGGCTTCGGCCACGTTCGCGTGACCGCCTCGACTGCGTAGCATTCCTCTTCCTCGTGTTCTCTGAGGATCATATGAGTGTCGGGCGCTCGAGAAAGTGACCCGGCGCCCGAGCCTACGTCGGTGATCCGCTTGAATCCCTGCGAGCCCTTGCTGGTGTGGTGAACGACAGCAAAGGCCGCGGTGTCCAGTTCGGACGCGAACATGTCCAACTGATTGAAGACCTGGGCGATAGCATTGTTGTCGTTCTCGTTGGTGCCGGCGGGCAGGAATCGGTAGAGGCTATCCAGGACGACGAGACGGGGCTGGATGCATCGGAGTTGCCTGATGGCCACCAGAAGCTTGTCTAGCGGCCTCTGTTGACCTCTGAGCGACAGAGTGAGGAATCGACCCCTTATGGATGGGTCCAGCTTCATGGCGGCGTGTATGGCGGGTAGACGGGCTCCTAGGGTCTCTTTGTGGAGTTCGTTGTCGATCAGGGCCACGTATCCGGGTTTGCAGTGCCATTCGTCGCGCCCGAACAGTGCCTGTCCGCTCGCGACGCTCAGGAGTATGTACTGTAGCAGCCACGACTTACCTGCTTTGGAGTCCGCGACCACGTTCATCGTTTCGCCGCGCCTGAGGAGTCCGTTAATTACATGCTCGCGATACTGTCCTCCCGTCTCCTCGACGAGCTCGTCGATGGTGCGGAAGCCGAGGTCGTAGAGCGCACGGCGCTGGGCCTCGTCGCCCAGGGCGTCGGCAGCATCGGCCAAGGCCTGCGGTCCGTGCGCGGCGGCGTAGTCGTTAGCGTCTATCTTGCCGGATGTTTCTGCCATGTTTCCCTGTCATTCGCTGCGGTTAGGTTATCTGAACCGTGGCGACTCGCTTCCGTTCTGTTGCGGCGTGACCATGTGCTCGGCCAGGACGCCCAGGCAGTCGGCAGCCGAGCGGCATCGCATGGCCAGCGCGTAGCGGACGTGGGCCACGGGATGGAGGCCGCGCAGCACCTCCTCCGTCGCCGCGCGGGCGGCTTCCAGAAGTGCGTTCTTGGGCGGCAGAGGCGCTCCGGCCGGGCAGACCGTCTCCCGGACGGCCCGAGCCGCCGCCACGATGGCGTCCTTGTGGATATCCAGGCTCGCGCAGGCCTCGCGTATCTGGACGAGCGCCGCATCGAACACGCGCTGCGGCATTGAGGCCCACATCCCGAGTTCGTCGCGCCGCAGCTCGTACGTCGTCCACCTCTCGCCGCACTCCCGGCAGACAAGCCGCCGGCGACGGCGGTTGTGCGGATCCAGGCAGGTATCAAGCACGTTGGTCTTTCGCAGCGCTTGACACCGGGGGCAGAAGCGCCGAGCGCCGGTGGCGCACTTGAGTCCAGTCGCATGCGTGGTCATTTGTCGTCCTCATCCATATCATCCTCGAAGGATGCCATGCGTCCAATGGGCCGCGCGTCGATGTCCGGATAATTGTCATCGAACCGCTCGTTATCGTCGCCCGGTCCCCGCCTGCATCGCGGGCATGGATGATCGCCCCACTCTCCGGCGGGCTCCCGGTAGTAGATGCGGCAATGTCTACAGTAAGCCATCTTCGATCAGTCTCCTGAGGCGAATCATCCGGCACATGCGCTGATCGTCCTCTTCCGTGACGGGTTCCTCGGTCGTGCGTACCGCGTAGTAAAGATCGCAATAGAAGCCGTGCAAATCCGTGATCGTGACGCCTGGCCATAGGTCGAATTGCCGGCGGGGTAACTCGGCCTGGTGTTCGGATATCCACCGGATCGTCTCGCGGCCCTCGTCATTCCACCGGTCAAGCCAGGGCTCGTCGGTATCCGACTTCTTCAGCTGCGCCCACGCCGCCAGGTCCGTCTTCTTGACACGCGAGCGCTTGTCTGTGAAGCAGCCCGCGCTTGCTGCGAGCCCCGCGTCCCTGAGCGTCGCGAGCATCTTGTCCCGCCAGTTCCGCCCCGCCGTGTCGTTGTCGAACACAACGGTATAGTGTTTGGCCTTGACTGCCGCGAGACGCTTTACGAGTCGGGACTGCATCGCTCCGCCCTCGCCCAGGGTCGGGGATGTGGCGGCCTTGCCGACTGCCACGATTGCAAGGGCCTTCAGTTCTCCCGGCGTTATGAATAGTCGCTCGACGCCCGCGAATTGCTCCGGCGCGGGGAAGAGGGTCGCGATTCCGTAAGGCTTCTTCTCGCACACTGGCGCCCACAGGCATTTTGGCATTCTCTTCGGGCGCGGCCCCTGATTGTGAAGGCGTACCGCAAGAAGCCTGCCTGTGGCGTCGGTAACGGGAATCACCCAACAGTTGAGACGCCAGTGCCATTGCTTGAACTTCAGCCCCTTCATAAATCCGAGTCGGTATTGCTTCACGACGTCGAGGTTGGAGATTCCGCGCTTGCCGAGTAGGTACTTCTCTTGAAGCTCGAATGAACCCATGAGGTTGTCGTGCGCGTCGCGGATCAGCTTCTCGGCGCGGGACTTGTCGATCAGGGGCTCTTGCAGTTCCTCGTCGCGGCCGATGCGTATGCCGAGCTTCTTCTCCAGGACGCGGAAGGCGTCGGCGGCTGAGGTCAGATTCGCAGTCTTCATCATCGCGTCGATGATGGTTCCTGACCCGCATCCGGTGTAGCACTTCCAGCGCCATACGCCATCGATCTCCTTGACGCTGAAAGACGGGTTCTTGTCCTCATGGAAGGGGCACCTGAGATTGTCGCCCGCCTTGTCGATCCCCAGGACGGTGAGGAGTAGCGCCTTGTTGCGTTTCAGGTCAGACAGTTTCATGCGACCTCCTCTCTGATAGCTTGCTTTGCGAGCCGGACCAGTGGGATGCGCGCTGCCGTCCTCGCCGCCTCCGCTGCCCATGCCGCCGCCTCCGCTGTCCTCGCCACCTTCGCCGTCCATGCCGCTGCCCTCGCGGCCGCCGCCGTCGCCCACGCCGCCGCCTCCGCCGCCCACACCGCCGTCCTCGCCTCCGCCGCCGCCGCCACCAACGGCACCTCCACCGTCCTCGCCGCTGCCGCCGCGCACGCCGCCGCCGCCGTCCTGTCTTTTCCCGACAGCCAGTCTACCGCCCACGCCGCCGCCACCGTCCTGTCTTTTTCCGACAGCCAGTCTGCCGCCCACCGCTTGTATTCCGGCTGGTCGCAGGCTTCCAACGAGCACAGAATGGCCCACCGCACGCGCTGTGCTGTTGTGATCTCTGGTAGCTCGATTTCTTTCACGACGCGCCCGCGCTTGCATCCCACTTTGATATTGTAGTTACGTTTGCCTATCTCTCCCTCGGCCTCAAAGAGTCTTGGATTCTTGAAGTCCGCATGGATTGAGTTGAACAGCACTGCCAACAGCGGGTTAGTGTGGAAGTGCAGCCAGCCCGGACCACAGAGGTCGCCCTCTCCGCTCGTTTCATACCATCGGCCAAGCTCCCATTGAAAGTCATTGTATGTCCGCATCTTCTGATCGGTCAGCTTATAGAGTTTCATGTGGTCTCCTCTCTGATTACCTGCTCGGCAAGCCGGACCAGTGAGATGCGCCCTCGCTGCCGCCTCCGTCCTTCTTAAGCGCCTTGCGCATATCTGACGGATGCGCAGCCCGCCACTCCTCGAAGGTATTTTCTCGGACATGCATGTCGCTCGACTGCGCCCAGTTCCACGCTTCGTGCTCGTCTTCTTCTGCCGCTTTTTCCAGCGCCTCCTTCAACTCCACCACGCGGGCCTCAAGTGCTTCGACCTTACGAACGAGTTCCCAGCTACTCCAGCCCTCTTTGATCTCTGCGTCACCGACGAAGTCCACATGCCGCATGATCTGCTGAATTATCTGTTCGCACTGCGCGCGGCACTCGGCTTCGTAGTTCGGGCCGCAATACTCCAGCGGCATTTCGGGTAATTGGACCTCTACGTGTACACCCTGCCACTTTTCCATCCTGCGCCTCCTCATCTGGCGCCTCTGCCCTAGCCGCCGCCCTTGGCGAGGGTCTTCTGCACCTTCTCGGTTTTGAGCCGTCCCGCCTCCCACACGCTCACGATCACCTTCGCAATGGCCCTGGCCCCCAGGTCTTCTGCGTGCTGACGTAGCCAAATGTCCGGGTCCGGGTGCTCCCGCTGGAATGCCGTCATGAGCCAGTCGAGGTCGGCTTCGCTCGGCCATGCCCCCTCAAGCGCCCCCTCCATCTCGGCCACGCGGGCGTCCTTGCACTCCCCCAGGATGCCCGCCATCTGCGACACGAGCCGGCGGCGGTACGCCTCGGCGCGGAACTGCTCCTGCCCGCCCAGCCCCTGGTTCATGTAGAGGTCCGCGACCAGGGCCTCGGCAACCTCGATCTCCCATACCTTGCTCATGCCGTCTCCCTTTTCTTCGCCTTGCCGCTTTTGGTGTCCTTGGTGGTTGCATGGTCGGGGAATTCCTCCATGGCCTCGGTCTTGAGCACCTTCTCTATCCGCCACCCGATCCAGCGAAAGACGTTCGTCGCCCACGCGTTGCCGAGGCTCTTGTAACGCGGCCCGTCGGGGCAGGACGCTGGGCTCTTCTTGCGCCACGGGATACGCGTCCAGCCATCCGGGAAACCCTGCAGCCGCTCGCACTCGCGCGGCGTCAGGCGGCGGACGCGGAGGGTGGGGGCGACTGGGATCAAAGGCGGTCCGTCGCTGCTTGGTCCCTTCGAATCGCGTGCGTTGATCGCTGGCGATATCGCTGGTATTCCAAGCGGGTTCAGCGGCTCGCCGTCTTCTCGCATGAAGGAGTGCTGCTGCTCTTTTTCGCTACAGCCTTCAGTGCTTGCCGTAACAGAGCGGGCAACTCCCGCCCCCGCTTCACGGCTCGGCGGAGAATCCCGGCGCAGGCTTTCCGGCTCAAGAAGTACCGCTCCGGGATTGATCCCGTCTCGAGTACGGAAGCTAACGACACACACGCGGCGCCGACGCTGGGCCAGGCCGAAGTACTGAGCGTCGAGAACGCGCCATGCGAGGGTTCGGACGGGTCCGACAACCACACCCGCGTTCGGCCACCGCCCGCGCTCAAGGCCACTCTCAAGCGACTCGGACTCTCCCACCATTCCAGCGAGGAAACATCCGAAAGCGTTGTCCCTGGTGCTGAGGACGCCGGGCACGTTTTCCCAAACAACGATTGTTGGGTCGAGTTCATGGACTACCTCCACAAAGCGGAGCGTCAGGTTCCCGCGGTCGTCCTCAAGACTTCCGCGCTTGCCAGCTATCGAAAACGATTGACACGGAGTGCCGCCAGCCAGGATGTCGATCTTGCCGCACGTCCGCGCTCGCTCGCAGAAGTCGGCGGCGGTGAAGTCCCCAAGGTTCGGCACGTCGGGGAAGCGGTGAGCCAGGACGGCCGATGGGAACGGCGCAATCTCGGAGAAGAACACGGACTCCCACCCGAGTGGGTGCCACGCGACGCCGTCGCCGCCTATGCCGCTTGAGACTGAGCCGACGCGGAGCTTCATGCCTTGACGTGTCCCCTCATATGCGCGCCCGTGACCGCCGTACCCTCTCGGATTGCCAATTCACGTCCTTCCGTCGATAGCTGTGACAGGCTGTGACGTCTCGTGACAGCCTGCGAATTGCAGCTGTCCGTCCCCGATCAACTTGACATGCCGGATGCGAGTCTGGATATCCGGCCAGTTCCCCGTGTCCTCGACAGCCTGAAACAACGTCAGCAGGTCCGCTGCGAAACCGAAGCGGACGCACTCGGGCCTGTCGATGATTTGCTGAAGACAGCGCTTCCAGTCGCCGGGAATGGTCCCGTTAAGGTCACCGATCTGTTCCTGCATGGCGATATGCTGAAGTAATGTCGATGGCGCCAAGCGTTCGGCCTTCTTGATGATCTTGCGCCTGAGCGGAAAGCCGGCCGTCTCTGCCGCGACCACCAGCGTCCGCACGACCGATTCAATCCATGCAATCGCCACAGCCTCGTCGGCGTCCAGAATCCTCTCCGCGATCTCCTCAGGCTCGGGCACGATGCCTTCCCATTCCGGCTTCTCGGGGGCCTCGCCCAATGCTTCAGCGTAGGCCAGCGAGAACGTGCCAAACAGGTCGTGCGGATCGTAGAAGATCGCCTCGGTCTTTCCCGGCGCTACCCTGAGAAGTCGGCCTACCTCCTGAACGAACCTCACCCGAGACTCGACCTCGCGCCTGAGGCAGAGCCAGCGAAGCCAGGGGAAGTTCGCGCCCTCGGAGAGCATGTTGACGTGGACGACGCACCGGAGATTGCCGCCCTTGAGTCTCTGGATGATCTGTCGCTGAGTCTGCCGTCTTTGGCGGCTATGCACCGCTTCTGATGTGATTCCTGAGGTGGTTAGGTGCTTCGCGAAGGCCTCCGCATCAGCGATATTGACCGCGTTCGCAAGGCCCGGACCCTCGGCCGAGCGGATCATTTCAAGGCATACGTCGTCCAGCTCCCCGCCCGTCTCGGAATGGACGATGCGCCAGGGCACGACCACGTTATCCGCCTGGGCCTGCGCCGCCGTGTAGCGGTAGAGGAGCGTGCCGAAGAGGCTGATGCTTTCCCATTGAGCATCGGTCCTGAACGGAGTCGCCGTCATGCCGATGGCGTGAGCAGGGGCAAGCTGCTCGTAGGCCCTGAGGACCGTCTCGCATTCGGTGCGGTGACACTCGTCGGCTATCCACAGGGCGACCCTCTTGCCCGCTCTTTCGAGCTTCTTTGCCAGTTGGATCGTTGAGTCGTAGCAGCTCACGACGACGCGACCGAGCATCTTCCGCCGCCCGTACCAATAGCCGCACGTCCCGGTCCTCTGGCGGATCGCGTCGGCCAGGTCTTCGACGAGGTGCTGAGTCGATGTCGAGACGACGATGATCTCATTCCGACGAAGGCGGGCGGCGGCGCACAGCTCCTCGATCAGAAGGGACTTGCCCGCGCCCATGATTGCCGACACGACTGCCGGCACGGGTGAGGCTCCGAGTAGGTGGTTGCGCACCGCGCCGAAGGCCTCGCCCTGCCAGCGGCGGGAGGGGTAACGCCAGTTGGGGCTCTTGAGGGCGAGGGTCATGTTAGTAGGGGCTCCTGCATGCCTTTGCGTAGATGCGTTCCAAGACGGCGCGCTGTTTGTCGGAGATCGCGCCAACATGCTTCAGGTGCGGCCCGATGCTTTCGAGGAAGTCGATCTCCCATTCGGTGCAAATCTTGTCCGAGACCTCTATGATCTCGTCATACATCTGTGAGCTCGTCTTGAAAGTCATGGCTTCCTCTCAATCCTGATCCTCACGCCGTACTTCTCGGCGCGTTCCTGTCGGTAGTGCGGGTCAAAGGCCTTCTTGTCGCCGTCGTCAACGCCGAGCGTCGTCGCGATTGCGTCCTGAACGTGCTTGCAGGCGGCGGCAAGATTGTCCTTGTCCATCGGTTGCGCCCTGGGCGGATACAGTCTCGTGATCGTGACCCTAAAGGGAGGGGCCGGGGGGATGGCCCCTCCCATACGCGCGTTTGCCAGTCGCACTATCACCTTCCGCGTCTGCTTGTCGGCTCGACCGGCCTCCTTTCCCCAATGCCCCCGATCATTCGTGGGATTGACGAGTCGGAGATTGAGTGTCGTCTCGTAGGGCGTCATACGGTCCTCAGTTCGACCTTTCCCAACGCAGCGTTCCACTCGGCCCGCATTTTCATGTCGCCGACAAAAAGCGGCATGGCGCGAATGAAACTGTCGAGCGAGTCGATAGGCGCCTTCACGCGACGGATCAGGCTGCGAAGCACCTTCACGCCCTCCTGATGCGCGATCACCTCGCGGGACTTTTCGGCATTGAGGACCGCCTCGCCGTGCCGCTTGATCTCGTTCTGTATCATGCGGTAGTAGGCCTGCCACGCGGGCGTGTCCGTCATGGTCTTCAACTCCATCACTGCGTCGAGATGTTTCTGGTAGTCTGTTTTGGCCTGCTTGCGTTCCTTCTCCTTGGCCAGGTCTTTCTTCTTCGCCACGGCTCGTCTCCTTTCTTTCTGTACTGGCGCGTCCCACGCCAACACACGCAGGACTTCGCCGCGTCGAACGCGGCGTTGGGTGCGCCCTCTTGCCGGATGAATCGCCACTTGCGGGGGGCTAGGCGAAGCACATACGCGAGGCCACGACACGATGCCTGCCCCAAGCTCTCGCATTGCTTCGTTCTCATGCTGGCGTAGAGATAGAGCGTATCACCGACCTTGTAGTCACGCTGGCCCTTCCGGCGGATAGTCTGTCTTTTCTCCCCGGAGCGAACCTCGGCTTTCCAGCACTTCATGAACGAAAGGGCGGGCATGCCTATCCCCTAGTACGTCGCTTGCGCTGCTTCCCCCGGCGTCTCGTCGGTCGGAAGGTCCGGCTGCGGGCCGAGCGCCGTCCAGCCCTCGCCCATTTCTTTGAGCTTCTTTGCGCTGCTCTTCGCGACGCCCCTGCGGTTGATCCACTGGATACGGCGAACCGGGTTGCCGTCCTTGTCATCCTCGTCGCCGACCTTGAAGCTGACCTCCTGCTCCGAGTAGTCGGTGTTCTGAAGCCGCGCGAGGGCGTTCACCGGGTCCTCGTCAGCGTCCCACCCGAGCGCGTCCTTGAGGGCTTGACACTGCTTCTCGTTGCGGCCGTTCGAGCCCGAGAGCATGATGTACGCTGTGACCGTCACGGATTCGGGCAGCGCCTTGTACGGACCTCGCGCGCGCTCCTGAGCGCTCTCAAGCAGGCACGTCGCGGCCAGCTGGTAGTAGCCCTTCTGCGACTGCGACACGGCTTGTCCGACCACACGACCGCCATAGCGATCAAAGCACAAGTCTTCCGGCTGCGTCTCCTCCTGTTGCTCCTGTACCTGTTCCTCAGGCATCCTTCTCCTCCTTCTTCCTGACCAGCTTCGGACTCCCTGGCTTGCTTTCCCACAAGCCCTTGAATGCGTCCCTGACGGCCTTTGACTTTCCCCATTTCTTCTCTAGCGCCGGCAGCGTCGCCATGCGCGGCTTCGTCTTGACCGTCACATCGCCAACGGGCTTCTTGAGCTTCTTGGCGGTGGCCTTGAGCTTGTCGATGGTGACCTCGGGGCGCCATACGCGGGTCGGCCTGCCCGTACCAAGCTCCCACCCGGGG